TGTTGTTTTATCCGCATAAAGGCTATCGAGTACTGTTTTGTCATTTGCAAGTGAAACCATCTCTGCTTGTATTGGTTCTAAGATAGTTACCGCATCTATTGATGTTATAATGCTGTTCATTTTTGCATATATTTCGTTGACTTGTATTATAAAACTCATTGTATATCCCCTGTTTGTAATGTAGATAAATATGCGTCCATAAGACGGATAACATCTATTGTTGAAGTTGTAGAGATTACATTGTCGGCATAGTATTCATAGAGAGTGACGACATCCTGTTCTCTTACATTAAAATGTGCATTACCACCGCTAAAATAGACATCAAGTTTTTTAAGAAATGAATTTTCTAATTTTTTTGTATATTTATTGATGATAGATGCAACACATCCAAATTGAAGAAGTGAGTATAAATCATGGGGTGCAGAACTCGAATCAGACAACCGCAACTCAAAATTATAATAAATACCATTTTCAAGCGTTATTTTGTAGTGAGATAATACATCCATTGCCTCATTTTCAAGAAGTGTTTTACTAAATACAGTATTTGATAGTGTTATAGTCTCATCGACACCATAACCGTCACTTGCACGTGTGCATAAGTTTCCCATACTGTCAACAAGTTCTAGTTTTATAACATCGCCGACATTAAGACCGATTAATGATATACCTAGAGTAACATCTCTCAAAAAAACACCTCTTCAAATTATTAAAAAAGTGTAGCTGTTTTTAAAGCGTTAACTATACGCTCTAAAGAGGAGTTTTCACACTCTCCATTTTGCCCTTGGATGTCCTCTGTTCGTTCTGTCTGCTATATTCACAGTTTTTGATTCTCTTTTTACTCTTGGACTTACAAAAACATTGATAACAACATTTGCTATGGTTTCTATGCAGTCATCCTGCTTTGAATCCTTTTCTGGATGAAAACCAAGATATTCTTGCTTTACCTGTTGCTCTCCATCTGCACCGACCAAAAATCGTATTTGATGATTTTTTAGATAAGTTATGCTCTGATCGATCTTCTGGTTTTTACTTATCTTTGTTTTTGGATTAAATAAAATAACTCTGTTTGTAATGATTGGTTTGCCGGATGATTTAAGCTTATAGTTTACTTTTTGTATCTCTTTTTTTAAGTATTGCTCCGTAATTATTCCGCCGCCACTACTCTCCATAAAAACAGGAACATTAGGATTTTCAAGCATAATCTGTATGATGTGAGTAATAAACTCCTCATTGCTCCACTTTCCAAACCATGTGCCATAAACATTATAAAGATCTATCTTTTCACTGCTTAAACTCACTCCAACAAGACTTATAGCGCGATTGTCACTTGTCTCCTTAATACTCTGCGCAGGATCTATACTAATACACTTATTATCTTCATCAATCTCCCATTTTGCAACACTTACAAAATCTTCACTGCTTACATACCCTGTTTCTATTGTTCTAGGATCTTGCATATATTGAGAATACCAGTCCTCTTTCATTACCACTTTTTGTCGTTCTAATTTTTCAACATCTTCAAAATAAGGATTAAGTGGTTCATTGGAAGCTCTTTCATAATGAAAATCAAAAAAATCATATACACGGGGTTCGCTCTCAATTCCTGTAAGATTTATATGTGTCCAAATGTCTGGCTCTTCATCAAGAAGATATCCGACAAGGTCATCTTCATGAAGTCGTTGCATTATGACAATAATAGCACTGTTTGGATCATCTTTTCGAAGCCGTGAAGAGATGCTTCCTCGATAAAAGTTCTTTACCAAGTCTCGTGTTGCTTTAGAATTCTTTTCTATCGCTTTCATCGGATCATCAATAATGACGACATTGCCATGAAAACCTGTAATACCACCACCAACAGTAGTAGAGAACATACCACCGTTAGATTCTAAATACCACTCTTTATCAGCTTTCTTTCTCCCTAAACTTACACCTTCAAACACTTTTTTATAAGCACTTGAAGTTATAAGCTCTTTCACTTCTGCCGGTGTTTTTGTTGCTAAATCATCACTGTATGAAGTATATATAACTCTCTTTTTGGGCGCATTCCCTAAAAACCAAGATACAAAAAGACGAACGGCAAATTCTGTCTTTCCATATGCAGGGGGCATATTTACAATAAGCCTAGTAACTTCTCCGCTTGCAACTTTCATTAAAGCATCACATAAAAGTTTATGATACCAAGATTCCAAAAGAAGAGTTTCATACTCCTCCTCAAATATATATCGCCCATAATGCAACAAATCTTTTCTAGCCATAGCCAAACGAATAGGCTCGGCTTTTTTCTTTGCAAGGGCTTTTTGTATCTCATTCATTCTTTAACAAACCCTAAAATGGAATTTCATCTTCATCAACTTCCACTACAGGTATCTGGCTTCCATCTTGCTTTGTGTAACTCTGTTGTGTTTCTTGTTGAGCATAGCTGGCTTGTGCAGGAGCACTATTTTGCATATCTTGATTTTGCATTTTTCTATATGGCTCCGCAACAACATTGTAAAGATGATTTTCATCTAGTTTTTTATCTGCATCAACACTGAAAAGTGTAAAGTAAATAGCCTCTTTTTGAACAAAAGGATCAAATATCTTTGCTCTTTTATACGCTAAACCGTTTTCACTTACTGCATCTTTAATATTTCCGACAATAACAGAAGGCAAACTCTCTCCTCGATTACTTAAATTTGTCCAAATATGATAATCAGGATGATCCTCTTTACCTTGAACAGGCACACCACCTTGTGCTACTGTTTTTCCCTCGGGAAATTTTATTTTATTAACAGATATAGTAAACTTCTTTCGCACTGTAATTGTTCTAATGTCTAAAGTAATCAAAGGAATTACATTCCCACCTTTTATATAACTGTCTTTATAGACTCTTCCTATTTGTGCCATCTTATTTTTCTCCTTTTTCTAATCTAGCTTTTCTTTTTTTTCTTAGCTTTTTTTTCTCACTTGCTCTCATGTCTTCATATCCTTACATAAACTCAGGCATCTCAAACGATGCAGGTTCATCGTTTGGTATCTCTTCATAGACTGTCTCTATGACTTTCACCGGAGGTTTTCTAAATTTGTCTAACGGTTTTGCAGCATTACCGTGTTCATCAACTTCTACTCTATAAAAATCACTTGTCTGTGGAACAAACATTAATGTTTGAGCAGGATGCTTGTGCGTATCTTTGTTTTTATTCCATATTACAGTACGCATCTCATCCTGTGGATCTTTTGGCTTAGCTTTGCTAAGATGGAACCAAACATATGCCTCATGGTCTGCATTCATACTTCCCTTCACGCTTATCATGCTTGATTTCAAATCCTCTTTTGAACTCTGTACTACAACAATAATTGGAATTTTTAACTCCTTAGATAATTTTCCAAGTTTTGAAAAAGTCTCACTAATTCGTCTCTCATCTGTTTTAAGATCAGGGTTGTTATTTGTCATACGCATCATAGAGTCAAGTGCTACAAGTTTTATATCGTGGAGCTTATGTTGTAATCGAATCTCTGCCATAATTGCATTTATCTCATAAACATCATCAAAAGTATAAATATTGTCAATGTTCCCATCAAAATTACCATCTTCTTGCTGCTGCTCTACATTCTCATCATAAAGATCTTGCCCAAACTCCATACTTCCAAACATTACAGGATGTTCACGGCTCACATTTTCTATAAGTCGTGTAAGAACAAAAGTTTTCCCACTCTGCTTAAGACCGCTAATAAAAAATAACCCCTCGTTTCGAATGCCTTTGTTCCCGTGCTTATCTGTCAATACAGTGTCTATAAAAGGTATATGTGTTTTTATTCTCTGTACAGGTGGTAATGCTTTTCGAAGTTTTCTTACATCGCTAAGTCGTTTTGTAGATGACGAGTTGTTAAGACTGACTTGTTTGTCTATAGCGTTTTGTATCATCTGTTGTACAGCATCGGAACCTACACTTGAATCTTGCAGCATTGTTGTAATGTCTGTGCTCAGTGCTTGCAACATTTTTTTATGATAATCTTCTCTTAAAAGTGCAATATGCTCTAAAAGAACACTTTGTGAAACTTCTTTTTCAGACATAACCCTTAAAAGAAGATCTTCAGGATGTGAAACATTGGCTTTTTTCATATACTGCAAAACAGTACTGTCATCAAAGCCAATATCACCATCATAGAGCAATTTCATAACATCAAACATGCTCTGTTGTGCAGCATCTTCAAAAAGCTCACGGGACACGCCACTAGCCATTACGGCATTGATATCAATCGTATTAAAATCATTTGCCGTAAGAATGCTTCCAAGAACAAGCAAGCGAATCTGTTCTAAATTATTCACAAATCATCCCTTCTGCCTCAAAGCTGTGTCGCTCTAGCCATTCATAAATTTTCTTACGAGAATAAAATATAAAACCACCTATCTTGGAGTATGGTATTGTTTTTTCGCTTCTGTATTTTGCCTGTGTGCTTTGTGCTATTCCAAACTCTTCTTCAAGAGTTTTTGTATTGAGCCAGTTCCCGTCTTTCATTAGTAAAACCCCACTTTCAAATCAGCTATTAATTTACAATGTACAAGATTGTCAGCATCTTGCATATTTGCCAAGAATGGTTGATACTTCATCATAAGCTCTTTAACATCTTGTTCAAGCTTGATAAAGTGCATCCCTTTGATGGTTATATATTCAAACCACTCTTCACCTATATTTTTCATAAACTCTATGCGGTTTAAAAATATCTCTTTACGAACACTCAATGTATCGGCAAGTTCACCGACTGGAACATAATTGTCAAGATTTGTAACTTTTTGTTTAACACTCTCGTCTAAAATATCCTTGTATATATATGAATTATGACGAATAACAAATACCTTTTCCGGATATTGTTTTTTTAAACACTCAGAACTCCATTCCAAACCATCTATATCATCAATCTCTTTTAATAAAACCAAACCATCAAGCATTCGTATCATCCGTAAAGTCCTCTCATTCCATTTTCGCCGTCATTTGCATGAAACTTTTTGTAATTTCTGCACCAAGTCGAATAAGCACTTAACCAATTCGCAAAAGCATTACCATTTTTCACATGATGTTCTATAAAAATATCAAACTCACTAAATGGAACGCTGTGTTTTTCACTCATCTCTTTTGCTCTTGATTTTAATATTACAAGATATTCGTCTTTAAGATTTTCAAAACGAACTTTTTTAGTAAGTGTCAGTATTGGTTTTTTTCTATTTTTTTGTGGAGACTGTTTAATATTTGTTATTTCATTCTTTGAAAATGATGTAATGTACTGAAGTGCTTTATCTGTGAAAATATATGCAGGATATTTATTATTATCATTCGATTTAATCAGTGCAGCGTCTTTAAGTTCTTTGATTGCTCTTGATAATGTTCTTTTGCTTTTTATAAAATATGGAATTTGATTCATTACCATATTTTGATAAAGAATAGTATATCTCTCATCTTCGATAATCGTCTGTTCAATGTATGGAAGAGACATAAGTTGTTTAAATGTCTCAAACACTATGAGAGCATTTCCGCTTATGTTTTCTTCTTTTGCCATTTTTTGATTAAGATAAAGATTATAGAGCATTACTATTTTTCGCCGCCATTTGCGTTTTTTTACTTCGTGTAGCAGATGCAATATAATCTTCAATATTCTTCCTTGTAAAACGAACGGATCCTCTTACTTTCAAATAATCAATAGCACCATCCATTACCAGTCTATCAACAGTCACGTAACTGACATTTAAAATTTTTGCAAGATCATCTTTTGTAACAGGAACTGCAAAACATTCCATTTTATGTTCATATTCCATTTTAAGCCCTTTCCAACGCTGTTTTAGTTATAATTGATATATATAGTGTGTAATTGTAGTACAAAAAAGGTATAAAGTCAAGAAAAGGATTACAAATGTTTGAATTTAATACGACAATGGAACGATTAAAGGAATACTTTGCAGTAAAAACTAACGCTGATGTGGCAAGGAAGCTCGGAATTGACTATAATCAAATAAAAGGGTGGAGCACAAGAAAAAAGGTTACAGTCGCTAATCTTCTTGAATATTTAAAAGATGAGCCAATAAATCTTACTTGGCTAGTACACGGAAAAGGAAATATGCGAATAGGGGAGAATGATGATATTTTAAATGCTATCACAAAAATTGAGCTTGCATTTGAAAAGGATATTGATCCAAAAATAATAGAACGCATTAGTGAAGATGAAAAACTCCAAAAACTTCTCTCTCTTTTGGAATATGCTCCAAATGAATTTTTAGAGCAGATAATTAGCAGACTAGAAGAGTTTAAAAAACTATCTGAAATTTAAAAAAGAGTGTTGCATATATATACTCTTTAAAAAAGAGTATAGGTATTATATATATACCCGCCATTTTTACCTCGATAAATTTTACTCTATTGATGCCATTTTTACCTCGATAATATAAAAATAAAAACAGTAAACATTCGCCGCCATTTGAAATTTTTAAAACGAAAAAACAAGCAATTTCAAAGATAGGCTTCGCCGCCATTTGAAAATTTTTAGAAAAACACACTAAATAATGTGTTCAATTAATCTAAGAAATAAAGAAATGTCAGGTTAATCTGATAATTTATTGTGCATATATCACATATGTATGTTAGAGAGCAGCCCTGCTGGGGAATGTACCTCCCCCTCAATTTATCAGATTCAAAAATCAGAAAAATAAACACGCTGCATAAGAGTGCAATATAATTTTAATCCTCACGCAAGATCCTATAGATATCAATTAAAACAGACAAACCTTAAGCCATAATCCATAAAAAACAGCCTTGAACCTTAAACACACACCAAAACTTAAACAAACAGCCCTAAACCTTAAACTAAACATATTAAAATAAATAAAAAAATATGTTTTGACCACTGCGACCATTTTCCTTACATCAAAAAAAACGATACACCTTTGCAGCAGATATAAAAGAAAATCCACTAAAAATAAAAGAAAGACCACCAAAACCAAAACCGAAAACTCCGAAAAAAATATAAAAAACCAAACTCACCCACCACTTCCTTCGTAAAAATGTGCATTTTCACGACTGTTCATCTCTCATAGCTTCAAGTTCAACTCTTTTATTTAATTGTTCATCTCTTTGATATTTAATATTTCATAAAAAACCGAAAAGTGTCAAAAAAACCTAAAAAAATTTCAAATGGCGGCGAGTTTTTTGGTGGTGGTGGAGTTGTGCAGATGGATGTCGAATTGCTTGAAAGTGGCTGTTTTAGGGCTTTTTGTTAAAAAAAGAGGCTCATATAAAGCCCTACAAGGACTTTTTATGCTTCAAGAGGTGTCTTAGTATTAGTTGAAGTGTTCTGTGCAATGTTTTTAAAATTTAAGATTTTTATAGAACATTGTAGGATCTGTTTTGCCAACTGTATGATGTCCGTCAGTTGAACCTGTATGAGCTGATATTGAATTGTCTTTGTTGCTGCGTGAGCTTGTTCCTGTTGCAAAGCTGTTCCACTCTGCTATGGCATCATTGACAGCTTTCGTTTCTTTGTTCGCTATGGCTCTATGTTTTCGTATGAAGTCGTCCATACAAGCTTTATATCTGTTTACATCGGCATTATAATTGCGAACAGCTCTGTTGTCCGTGAACGACACCGGTTTAATAGGTCTTGCACATTGAGGCTTTGGAATTTCTGCGTGGAGTGCTGATAGGCTTACTATCATTATAAGTATATTTTTTATCATAATTTTATCCTAGTGCAAGAGGTGGTTAGTCTCTTGCGGTTTAGGGTAGGCTATTTTATAAAAGCCAGTGTGAAATACACAAAAGCCATTACTAGGTAGCCTAATGTATGTGGGTCTAATATGTTGGGCATATTATTCTCCATGTCAATCTTACCCCATAGCCCAACCATCTAAAAAATAGACCAAAAAAAAAGCTCTACCACTCAGTAAAGAGCGATAGAGCTTAAATTGACTGGAAAAAATGCCCAACATTTAATCCACACACACAAAGCACCACACTTTGATAGGATAATTATATCTAAAAAGATATTAATATGTCAAAAATATCACACATTAGCATAGTTACTTGAAGGTTTCCATTGTTCTGGCAGGTATATCACTTATTTTAAAATCAATAACTTTATCTGCAATATTTTGTTCGATCTGTTTCTTTGTATATTTAGGACTATCTTTAAAATTTTGGTTCACCCAGTTACTAACTATCCTTTTTTTTCTTCGATATGATAGAGCTTGGAATTCTTTGTCTTTAAATATATTCAACGAACTATCATAATTATTTTTAGTATTACATATCCACATGAAGTTATTAAGACTTTCAGCATCGCCTGTAATCTTGTTTATTCTCCAAATTCTATTTTGAAAACTATAAGTATAAACTCCGCCAGACCACAGAAATAGTACAAATAACAGTCCAATTGCAAAAACCACTTTTAATATATATTCTTTATCTAAATTCATTCACAAACTCCGCTATCTTTTAAAATATTTAACATTTGTTCGTGTTTTTGTTTCGCTATGTAATTTTCTAACCAAGATTTTACCCATCTGGGAAATTTTTGGGAACTTCCCCAATTATTAACAGAGGTATGTCTCATGTCAATAATTCTAGCAAATTCTTTTTTAGTTAAATCAGCTTGTTGTAATAAATTGTTAAATTCTTTTTTTTCCATCTATATAGCCCTTGTTTGTTGCATTGTCCCTAAAAGGATAATGCTAAAAAATACTTATTTAGTTGCATAATTATAACAGATTATACTATTTAAAGTATTCTTTTCTTGACAATATACTTAAAAAAGTGTAATCTTTCATATATAAATACTTTTTCAAGT